CACTTTGGTCGTGTTGAAATTGAATATGCTTTATCTGGTAATAATACATCTCTAAACACAACTTCTTCTCTTGTTACTGCATTTAATACTGGGGTTATTACAAGAGCATATGGATATTGGTTTGATCCACAAATTGCCGATGCAAATGGTCCAAATACTACAATTAGAGCAGCAGTAACTGGATCTAGCGGTTTAATTCAAGTTCCTGTTCAAAGTCTTGGATCTGGAAGTGGTAAATTTGCTGTAGATGATTTAGTTTTTATTGGAACTACGGCAGCAGCAACTACTGGAATTGGAAGTTTCATAATCGGTAAAATTACTCAAGTTATTACTGATGTCACAAATCCAACAATCGTTGTTGGTTCGCCAGGAGATGGAATTGATACAAGTGTTCCTTTCACAACTGGAGCAGGTGCCGCTATTGCTACGGGCGCTGTTGTAAGAAGAGTTATCAAGCATAAAGAGTTTTCAGATATTGTTGATGTCAAGATGAGGACCAGGGTTAGTTCTGGTTCTTCCACACAATATTGTTCTATTATTCTTAATAAAGGATATGTTGTACAACAAAAACTAGATTACCTAGGATGGATTGCTCTCGCTGATAATAGTGGAGCACAAATGTGGGCTGCTGTAAAAGGAAGATTGCAGGGAGTCGTTCATAAAACAACTATGAACGAACAAAGAACTGATGGATCTATCCCATACAGAAGTGGCAAACTTGATATTGCTGAAAATGTCAGAATGATTGGCGGAAGTTTTGAAATTTTCGACTCTGTAAATCAAACTAGACTATTTGGATTTGTAAATGATGATGGACATGCTGATCACCAAGGACTACTTGTTTGGGATGCAGGAGTAATTGGTCGTGGTGACCTCTACTTATTCAGTGGGCAAGATCCAGAAAACTCAATAACTGATCCATATTCTTATGTTCCTTCATTCTCTGTAGATAATCTTGGAAATGTAACTGCAAGAAGAACTCTTACAGTAACTGGTATTCCTGCTGCAGCTCCATCAACAACGTTAGAACTATTCTCAGTAGAAAATCTTGGATCAAATGGATCTAAACAATTCTCTGTAAAACAAGATAATTCTATTGACAGTTTCGGTTATACTAATTTCTATACTTCTTCTGGAGCAAGACATACTCGCTATATTTCTGCCTCTTCTCCTGAAGCTGATCTAATTCTGAAACCAAATATTGTTTACATGGTAAATGTACAAGCATCACAAACTCTTGTACTTACTTTACCATCAGGAGTTACTGGTGATGTAATTAGAATTATTGAAGTTGGTGGACAACTAAATTACAATACTTCGTTAGTTCTAAGAACTGCTGAAACCTCTGGAGTTCGTATTCAGGGAGATGCTACTGGAACTTTACTTGGTGGCAGACTAACAGCATATCCATCTGGTGAACTTGTAGTTCAAACACCAAACGCTGCTTTTGGTCTCATATATCTTGGAAGTTCTGATAGTAACGGACAAGTAGGTATCCCAACTGCAGTTCAAGGTTGGTGGCTAATGGAGGTTTGATTTATGGCAAGTTATAACAGGATAAGAGCATCTAAATCTGTTCCGATTGGAACAATTATGCCTTGGACTGGTTCTTCTTCAGTTACTACTTTGATTGACTCTGGTATACCAACTGGATGGTTAATTTGTAGAGGACAAACGTTGAGAGCAATTGATTATCCATTACTTGCTCGCTTGCTTGGCAATACTTATGGTCCTTTTCCAGAACCAGGGGGACAATTTATTGGAATTACTAATAACTATCCTTCATATGATGAAAATGATTTATTTAATCTTCCAAATTTAAATAATTTATCTATGGTTGATTTAGAAGGATCAAGATTGAATGCTAGTGATTTAGCAAAAGTAGGAACTTATATAACAGCAAATGGAGCAGATGCCTCTCCCCTAACAAATATTGTTTCTTACGTTGATGTTAATTTTTCAATTCAATCTGATTCAGCGTTAGCTGGAAAAATAACTGGTATTACTCTTCAAGATCCAGCATATTTTGATACTATGAGGACTATGCCAAGAAAACTTGGTGTTGATCACACTCCTGGACATTCACATGCTCAACCTGCAGGTGGATCTGCAAACTCATATCCTTCTACCAGTGTTGGTGGTGGATATGTTGCCATGTTTGAAGCTGGAAACTTCGATACTCAAGGTACAGAGTATACTACTGTTAGTTCAAAAGGTGTTAATCCACAAGAATCCCAAGCTGATAGATTTAATCCTGGAACAGCAAATCTTACATGGTATGATGAAGCGGGTCAAAGTCTTCCAACGATGGATCAATTTCGTGATTTTACAGGTGCTTCTGGAGTTTTACCAGTAATTCCTGGAGCTGAAAGAAACATTCCGAGTTATGGGAATACGCGAGATTATGCAGATCCTAATACATGCATTGTTAATGTACAGCAACCAGCACTTACAGTACCATTTCCTCCTGCTGGTATTTACCAAGGACTTAAGAATTACTATGATTCTACTGATGTTCCTGCTGAACCTGCAAGTAGAAGAGGTCAAACTGCCGCGAAACCATTTCCAGTCACTTTGAACCATAATGCTGATAAATGGAACTCGGAATCTCTAGCATCTCATAATCATTTTACTGTTGATATTTCGATGAATAGGGGTCAAATGCGTCTTCCTGGCACTATCCTCATAAATAATATGACAACTGGAACTATTTCCCCAGTTAGTGTTGATAAAGCTTTATCAATTCAGGTCAATCCAAATACTCCTTCTCTTACCACTCTAGTTATAATGAGGGCATTTTAATGGCGGTATTTTATAACAGAGAAAAATCTAAAGTAGGAACATTAACTGGAACTATAATTAATTGGTCAAAACAATTAACATCTAACGATCCATCAGATCCAGTATCAATAGCAGATCTTCCTGCTGGTTATCTGCGTTGCGATGGTTCTATTCTTTCTGCTGAAGTATATCCACAATTAGCAGAAATTTTAGGAACTGGTGCTGAATCAAGATATAGAAAACCAAATCAAACTTTACGAGATAATCAATTTCAACTTCCAGATTTTGGATCTAAAAAACTTAGAGCATCTAGCGGATCAAATCTTGGAGATTTTATTGATCTTTATCTTTTAGATGATAATGATAACGAGATAACTAAATCTGGAATTGGATTAGAAGTTCAAAGTAACATTGGAACTACATATGAAATCCAATATCAAGGAAATTTTTTCCTGCCAGGACAGACAATAGGAATTACAGGAGAACCAGGATTTACAAGATCAACTGGTAATTATACAGAAATAAGTGATGTTCTTGTAAATGCATTTTTACCTCATGCCCACTTTCATGATGGTACTAGAACAAGAATAGCTTCTCCATCTGGAAATGAATTTTCACCATTTGGAAGAAATTCTTATACAACTAGATCTACACTATGTGTAGTAAATTGGGCAAATGCCACTGAGCAACAATTATGTTTATATCAAGCAACAAGAAATCATGTTGGTGACAGAGGATTAATACAGTATCAGTCGAATGGATTTTGTGAAAACGTTGTTTGGGGTGGTTGTTTTACTGGTTGTAATTTTTTAGCATCATATGAATGCTTGATTCCTCAAGGATACACATGTAATTTCCCAATGTTTAGTGGGGAGATGGGAGGTTGTCAGAACGCAAACAGCACCCGTAATACCAGTAGTTGTGGACAGATTAATTACGCTGGACCGTTCGCTCAAAGATGCACCTCAATTTCATTAACTGGATGTAATATTGGCGGATTTAATGGTCAGAATATACCAGGAACTGTTAATCTAACTCCAAATTATAATTCTCTAAATGTTCCATTTGATGCAAATATTGATAGTGATAGAGATACATATGCTGCCATAAACAACACAACTAATCAAACAACTGCTTTTGGTAATGATGGATCACATCGTCATTTTATAAACTTTGTTGCTCAACCACATACATATGTTGTAAATACTAGACCAACATTTATACCTGCTGCTCCATTAGTCTCAACAATTTCTGTAATTGTAAATACAGAAAATAAAGCAGATCAGTTTATCCAACCTTATATCGTTCAAGAATTTCTAATCAAATATTAAATGACTGTCTCATATAGAAATAAACTATCTAATTACATGAGTGATGCCAAGGGACACCATGCTCCTGTTGGATCTATTGTCACGTCTTTAGTAGATGTAAATTCTAATAATGGTGTTCGATCTCCAGAATACTCTTATAAAAATTATCTATACTGCGATGGAAGAACACTTAATATTAGAGATTATCCTCAATTATATTCTTGTGTAAGAAATACATATGGTGGAAGTGCTTCAGTAACAAGAACACAAACATCAAATCCTGGTGGAGTAAGAAGAAGTTACTGGGTAAATAATAAATTATTTTTAAATTTATATGCTGATCCTACGGTAAACTCTCTTACAAAATTTCCATATCCAGTGGGAACATCATTTAGGATGACAGCACTTGGATCTTTTCCATCCAGTGTATTTACACTTAATCAATTTTATACTTTAAAATTACCAACAGAAAATGTTACTGCATTTGTGCCTACAGATGGATCAGCTTATCCATATGAAGTAGAATTTCCATCAACAATCAATCCAGCAACTTTAAATCAAACAGCCTCTACAATAGATTTTACCACAGCAGGTATAACACATCCTACAATAATATTTGCAAAAGCTTTTACACTTATAGATTATCCATATAATATCGGAACTTTTAAATTACCAGATTATAGAGACCGTGTTATAGTTGGATATGGATCTGTGGACGGATTGGGATCACCAACAGTTGAAAATGCCCTAATTAATACTGTTGGTCAAACTGGTGGTAAGTGGTTTATTAGTAAAAATAGTCTTCTTGATGGAGGAGTATTTTTCACAGTTGGAAACGTAAAAACCAGAGGATACTCAACAATTACTTCTGATATAACTAGTTTTTTGACAGGAAATGCTCAATTTACATTTGGACCTCTTGATGACTATATTTTTGCTAGACCAGTAGAACATTTTCACAATATTCTGTCTAGTGAACCAAACGAATCATTTACTGTTGAATTTTCTGGAAATCCTACCGATCAATACGCTGTAGCTTATAGTAGATCTAGAGCTAATATTATTCCATTTGAACCATCAAATACTGGGGGTATTCCATATGGACATTCTCATGGATTATCTGGGTTTGCGTTGAATGATCCAAAACTTGCAACTATTGGTAATACAGATGGTATTGGAGAGAAAGATACTAGTGGAGCATATAGAGTAACATCTTCTCCAGCAATTACAGTTACAACAATTACATATGATGCTCCTAATAATGTTTGTATTGTTACAACTGCCAGTCCTCATGGATTTTCTGCTAATAACTATGTAACTGTTTCTGGAGCAACTCAAGCACAATATAATGGAAGCTTCATGGTATTATCTTCTGGATTATTAGCATCATCATTTAGATATACTCCAGCTACAGCACCAACTTCTTCTCCAGCAACTGGAACTATTATAGTAAGATTAGCAAATGGCACATTTACTGAACAACCAGTAACACCAGCTCCTATTTGTTACGTTGTTGATGCTGCTACTGTAATTGGCGGAAAAGAACAAACATTTGAAATTCCAGGAACAGGAGTAATTTTTAGTTCTACAAATCGTAATACTCCTGGAACAATAAACACTAATCCAGTTAGTCCCACAAATGGAGTATTGAGACGTATTGAAATTAATATGATTGCTCCTGGAGGTGGCGGTGGTAGTGGTAATGCTGATGGCGGAACTGGAGGATCTGCTTTTGCAACATTCAATATTGATGGAACCGAATATACAATTTATGCTTATGGTGGAAGTGGTGGTAGGTCTGGTAACTCTGGAGGAACTAGAGGTAATGGTGGAACGTTTTTAGTTCCTACTGCTCTAATTAATTTAGGTGCAGATGTTATTGAGTTTGCTGGAACTAATGGATTACCTGGACAAAATGGTAGTAGTACAGGAAGTGATAGTGCAAGTGCTGCTGGCGGCGGCATTGCAACTGTTTCTGGGACAGGTGGAATTGGTCGTTCTTCATCATTTACTGTGAATGTTGGTGGAGCTCCACAAATGTATACATCTAATGGTGTTTGGAATATTCCAGCAGCACCAGCGGGAACTGTGTCAACTACTGTTACTGTAAGAGTTCAAGGCGGTGGTGGTGGAAATGGAAATCCAAATGCTAATTCTGGATGCCAATCCACATCAGCTATTGGCGGTGGTGGTAATGATGGAGGACTGGTTACTGCCACTCTTACCCTCATACCATCTAGTCTAAGTTTTGTTATTGGTACGCCTGGCGGACAAGGATTCAATAATAGGGATGGAAATATACA